GATTTTCCCGTACTGCCCCATAGACATCATGGGGTAGTGAGTAGGCTTGGGAATCGAGGAGCAGGTTTGGAGAAGATCACTCATGCGTACCTCCCAAGATAGGCGAGAGCCTTGATTCCCCACTGATCGACAGTTTCCATGCGCTCAAGAGCCGAATTGCAAAGGCTACAAAGAAGTCCGCGACGGCATTTATCACAAGCGCGGCCAGGTTGGCAGCATCGGTGATCGTGGTCAACGAACATATATCGCCCGTGACCTTTCGAGTCTTCCGATCCACAAATAGCGCATCCTCCACGCTGTTCAGACAATGTGCGCTCATACCACGCATAATCCGTTCCATGCCTTGCAAAAAGCCTATCCTTCTGTTCCTTTGATCCAAGAACACGCCGGTAGTAGGTTTTGCGCCGTTCGAGATGATATTCCCGCCTGCTCTGATAGTCACCCTTATTGCGCTTTGAGCGACAGTCCTTGCAGCGATGCTTGCGTTTGGATTTGTCGAAGCAATCGGAATCGCGGAAGGACTTGCAGTCGCTGCACCAGATTCGGCCAGCGGCAAGCTCTGCTCGGATTGTTTCTTCCGTGAGTCCATATCTTCCCGTGATCTGCGGGTGAGGATCGCGTTTTGTCCACGCTTCCTTCATCCGCTGCCGCGTTTCTTCGCTTACCGTACTGCCCTTCTTTGGCATCTTGTATCCTCCATCCACTTAGACTAACATGAATGGAGGATTTTATCAAGATGGTTGCAAACCGTTGATTTTACTGCCCATAGAGGCCTTTCTCAATCGCAATTCCGTTTAAAAAGGCGTTCATGCGCGTCTGAACCCAGCACAAGTTAAGCTCGGCAATCATGTAGAAAACCAGCCCGGAAGCCTGACCGCCCGACTGCCCGATGAGGCCGAAGAGCGTCTGACCGCCGACATCGTAGAAGTCGATGGACTTGGTTTCGACCATGGAAGCGTTTTTAAGCGCCAGGAAGTCGATGTACCCTGGCACAGCGCGTTCGTTGATGAGCCAGCGTCGGCCTGCGATGGTTGTCGAGGCTTCCCGCTTGAGCATATCCTCGGATTCGGAACCCTTCATCTCAGCCATATTGATGTGCTGGACGAGGAGCGCGTTCATCTCCCATGCGTTCTGCTCGTTGACGGTTGCATGGGCTACAAGCTCATCTGCATCCGCTTTCTTCTTGCCCATTGCCAACTGAATCTGGGAATGGATGGCGCGGACGATCTGAGGGGTCAAGGCGCCGTTGACGGGAATGTTCTGGGCAATGTACTTGCCAGACCATGCCGCACGCTGTACGGTCAGCCAATTGCCGGTATCAGTGGCCACCTGATAGTAGCGAAGGCCGTTCAAGCCGGTGTTGGCCTGCCCAGAAGCTCCATTGACCATGAGCTTCATGCCGACAGTGATTGTTCCCGTAGGAACCGGATTCAGCAACAGGATTTGGTTCAGAGAAATATCGGAATCCTGCACTGTGATGGTTGTCACAAACGCCCCGCCGACCGCTGTCCAAACGTCAAGGTCCTCATCGTCAAGGAACAGATTGGCGGAGTTGACACCAAGGGCTATGATGTTGCCGCCAGAGGTCACGACACTGGTAACGGTGTCAATGGTGTTGGAAGCATCGCCCTGAAGGACGGTTTCGAGGAAGTCGGCAAACCGCTCCGGCGCAAGAGTGCGCGTGAGGGTAGCGAAGTTCTCGATTGCCTTTTCGTCGGTGTCGGTCGCGTATTCCGCCTGTTTGGTATAGCTGAAGGCGTGAATGTAGCAAACCGGGGTGATCTGGCCGGGAACCTGAGTAGGCCCGGAGCCAATGCCCATGTCAACACCGTTCATGTTGCCGACACGGGGCTTGCCGCCAAGAGACGGCATGGTGGGAATCCTCGAAGGCCGGTCACTAACCGCCTTGATTTTGGATTTCTGGATTTCCTTCAACAAGACGGATTGCGAGAGAACGTAGTTCTCAAGTTCCGGCCTGACGTATTCCTGCTCAGAAGCAAGTGCTTGTGCCGCATCTGCGATAGCCATGAAAATAACCTCTGTTTGAGATCATCACCACGCCCTCTTCGCTTCCCGTATGGGAGAGCCAGCACGAGTGCCGCTGTAGCTTTCGCGTGTTCCGATGTACTACGCCCAATCTTCCAATATCGGTTTATGGCTTCCCGTTGCCTTCTTCGGATTGGGGTACTTCATCTACCAAAAAGCATATCACACGTACTACTTCCTCTTCCACTTCACCGGCTTTGCCCGCCCCACGATGTAGGCGGTGTTGTCGGCTTGGATTCCCCCGCGCCGGAAGTCCACTTTGAGGCCCAACCGGGTAGGAGAATCGGAAATCCACTCAAACTTGTTGTTATCCGTCTGCTGCTGGGCCTGCGATGCCCTTTGTTGCGTCCTGGAAGCCCCCGGTGCGGCCTTCCTACCCTGCCCAGCCTTGCGCTTCGCCAGAACGTCATCTACAGCCCGCTTGACGGCGCCAGGGATGATCTTCTTATGCTCGGATTCAACCGTCATGCTGTACGAAGTCTTGTTTTTGGCCTTGAGTAAGCTCTTAATCTTTCCCTGATAGGCTGTGTTCGCGGTCACACGGGCATTGATCTCTTCTCGCACCGCATTGCGAATCGTATTTGCCTCTGCCGGTGTGAATTTCACGCTTGGGACAATCTTTTTGATCTCGTTCACAGTAAAAGACTCCGAACGGGGACGAATCTCGCGTAACCACTCATCATGCAGGACGTTCATCTCCCGCCGCTCAAGATTGCCGCTTTCTGTTCCGGTTTTCGTGTCCGGTTGCTGGCCTTGAATGGATTTTGGCGCCATCGGACGCTTGGCAGTCGTATTGATCTGCTCCACAACGCCTTTGATTGCCTTGAACGCCTCAACAACCCTCTGTAAGCTGGGGTCATCGGACTGTTGCGGTAAAACAAGCTCTAAAATATCCAGTTGACGCGGAATCCCCGCATTAACCAGATACCCGGACACTGATTTGCAGATATAAGTTGAAAAATCCTCTGGATTCACATCGGCTAAGCGGTCCATTGCCAAGGGAGCCAGCTTTTGGAAGCTCTCAGGGTTGGCTTCGACCATTTGGTTGATAAGTTTAGGGTCGCTGGCCTGGAATGCGTTGTCATAATCGCGCCAGAATGACCGCTCGGCAAGAGTATTCGAGATTACCTGCTCAATCGGCGTTGAGCCGGGTACATACTCGGCATCGTCGGTATTGTCGTCAAGCTGCTCCATCAGCTTTAGCCGCTCAACGGTTTTTGCAACGCCGTCAGGAAGCAGTTTCCGGGTTTCCTTCCAATGATGCAGCGCCTTTTTGACGTCGCGGTGCAAATCTGGAGAATCTTTCAGCTTGTCCTTGAGTTGCTTCCAGGTACTTGCCGCCGACGCTGGTTCGCCGTCAACCGACTCCGCCTGTTCCGCACCTTCAACTTCCGCTTCGGCTCCCTGTTCAACTTCTTCCGCACCCTCAGATTCGAGTTCCGCGCCTATGTCAAGTACCGCTTCATCTGCCATTTGCTCTCTCCTTTTAGACTGTTGCCGTTCCCCGCGTTCCTGGTGCTGCCGCGTTCTTTTGTACTGAACTCTGCGCCTCTGGTGCCGCTTCCTTGATTCCCGCCTGCGCGTTCATCTGCTGCTTGCCAGAGCTATCCTCGTCCTTGAATGAGATTTGCTCGCTCGGAGGTTTCATCTGCTGTTGAGCCTGGGCCGCTGCCTGCGCCTGGGCCGCCATCATCTGATCGTGGACCGCTTTGTGCATCCTCACGTTTTGGATACCGAGTGCGGCGCGTTTCAAGGCTTCTTCGGGTGCTTCCCCATCTTCCGGTTGAGCTACATTCATCCTCAACCAGCAATCCTCGCTCGATAGGTATTCTTGGCACTTTGCTGACTCCCACTTGTGATAATCGTCTTGCTCTGGCATTATTGACGGCTGCGGCTGTGGAGGAGCATACGGCGGGGCTGGTAAACCCTGCTGCTCAGCCTGTAACGCCTGCTCCGCGTGTTGAACCGCATATTGAGCAATTTCCTCTGGCGCCGGAATGTTTGGCGGTTCCTGCAAAAGCAGTTCAAGCTCTCTCGCCTGCTTCTTGTACGCGATTGCCGGGATGAACACCAAGTCCTGATTGCCATTGAGTTCGATGAACTCCTCCCAGTTGTCCGGTGACTCGAAAAGAGCTTGCCCAACCGGAGAAGCAGCGGCCATCTTGACGAGGTCGGTAAGATTCGCCCGCTTCGCCGCCGTAGTCTCTGGGAAAGATGAATCGGACACATGGGAATGGAACTTGCCCTTTTTCAGCCGCTCCATCTTCACGGTGATCTTCGCCCCATCCTTACCAACGACTGCTATCTCCGTTCCATGGTCAGGATTCTTGGATGCCAGTCGCGCCGCCTTTTCTGCAATCCCCGCGAATAGAATCTGCAAATATCCCCACGATGGGCCGAGCATCCCCATTGCCTGAGAACGCTCCATTGCTGTCTTTGCTGCTGGGTCGCCAGACTTAGATTCCCCTTGAAGGACAGGCATCGATCCTGAAATATCCTGCGATACTGGCCCACGAAGCTCTTCAATCGCCTCATCGAATCCCTCTGGAGGCGCCGCGGGAGGTTCGCGGTAAACTATCTGCTTCCCGATCTCCTGGTCTGGCGGTCCCTCTTTTAAAAGAATGTAGTCATTTGGCCGTGATCGCTGATTTGAGATAGCCTGATAATCTTCGTCGCTGCCCCGGAAATACGTTACACTCCAGCCGGTTTCGTAATTCTCCCTTTTGGCATTCATGTAGTCGTTGTAGGCGTCTTGGACAACCTTCATCGGCTCCATCAGCGCCCCGCCAGTCATGCCATCGCGCTCCATCGGGAACACAATATCAATCGCATCGTCAGGACACTCATTCCAGCTCTCTGAGTATGACTTTCCTACATACTTGACATGGCAACCATCGGGGAACAGTTGCAGGAACTTGTCGCGGTAAGTGAACTCCTTGCCATCATCGCGCACGTCTTTTTCATCAGCGCCAGGATAAGCAGAGTCGAACGTCTTGTCTTGGAACACTTCGGGGCGAAGGAAACCATTCAACTCGGTCGTAATGTAATTCAGCGCCAGACCGGTAAGGAAAAATCCCTTTTTCGCTTGCTTGACTCCGATTCGCGCAAAGCGATTCCAGTCCGATTCGCCAATGGACGGCTCTCCGGCCGTAATCTTCGAGCGAATCCACTCATTCTGTGCTTTGAGTGTAAGAACATTCTTATCGTCAAATAGGAAGCAGTACGGCGCGTCGGACCAGCACTTGCAGACGATGGGAACCTTGGACTCCATTGTTCCGTAAATGTCTGCCGTCTCCATTGAGCGCGGCTCATCCTCATCATTCAAGCCAAACCGCGCCTTGGATTTCAGCGTGTGCGTCCATGCGATTGTCCGGCCCGACATTCCCATCATGTAAGAGACGCGCTTTTGAATCCTCTTTACCGCGCCGCCTTTTTCCGACTGGTCGAATATCTCCCAGAACCCTTCGGCGGTCTCAGATGCTTCAATGGACTCGGAATCCTGCTTATCCGCCGCGAACCCAATGCCGGGAGGATTCTGCGTGAGCACTGCATCGAGCGGACGCCAACGCGCACGGAAAATGTTGTAATCGCCCATGAACATTGGGCATTGAACATTCTGTCCATTGCCGATGTCAACATATCCTCCAGCCGTACCAACCTGGTAAACACCTGTTGACCAGTTGGGGTAGACGTGCTGGATTCCGTCGTAGTAGAAGCGCATGATGCGGTCGAGCAGCACTTCAATGCGCCGGTCATACATCTCTTGATCTTGGAGTTTCTTTACAATGCCTTCTAGCTTGTCAGTCAAGTCTTGAGGCATATCCCGGTTATTCTCGCCGTAGGTTGGCGGATCATCGGGCTGCGGAACCGAGTCCAGGCCGGTTTCGTCCGCTTCAAGTCCATCCGGGAGTAGGACGTTAGTTGCCATCAATTCCGCTGTGCGGCCTCCATTGCCAAGTTCACCACATCCTCACGCGCCAGAATCGCCGCCATTGCCCTTGCAACCACGTCACAGCACGGCTTGCCATCGGTAATCATGCTCAGGCAGTACGGGCATTGAATCAGGCAGTCCTTGGGAGACAACCGCGCTTCCCGCATCTGCTTCCACACGTAATCGAGCTTTTGCTGTCCGGTCAGGCACTGGCAACACGGCCCTTGCGTGAGCGGGTTCCACATATGCCGAACACAGTATGCGCCGTTGCGGTTCATCGCGGATACAACTTTCCCCGCGCCTTGGCCTTGATGCGCTCGGCTTCTGATTCGCTGATGTTTCCGGCCCGTTCCGACCGCGTAGCGCCGCTGATTGCTAGACGAGCGTGTGTGGCGTCGTTGACTGGGAAGCTGCGCCCAGGTCCGGCAAAGGAACTCTTCGGCATTTTCTTGCGGTCAGCCGCGTACAGCTTCATACAGTTTCCCCTTCCGCTCAGGCTTGCCCTTCTCGGAGCCGGTTGCAAAGTCGTGAAGCTGATTTTTAGAGAGCTTGAGCAGCCCCCGGTTCCTTGAATAGAGTTTGCCGGGGGCGTGCTCCGCGATTTGCATGGCGGTTTGTTGCGC